TTATTGTTGTAATCCAGTTGGAATTTAAAGGCGTTTTCACGGCGTTGCGGATTTTCGAATAGTTCAGGTTGGTTTTTTCGTAAATACGCATTAATTGGCACGATGAGGCTTGCAATATCAAAGGCAAAATCGGTGATAATGATGTTGAGCGTGTAACGATACTCAAAACTTAGTGAAGTGCTACCTGTTGCAACAACTTGACCGCCGTCAACATAAAGCTGCAAGCGGTCAGGATTTTTCACAAAGTCTTGGTGACTTTGCTCAAGGATTTTTCGCAGTTGGTTTGGCTTTTTCATTTTGCGTATCTCTGCAAATTAATGGTTTATTGTCTTTATCTACGGCAACAATCAAATGTCCAGTATCCGTCATCAAATAACCTACTTGATGAATGCATACTTCTGTTATTCTTCCGTCAGGGTAATTTGAATATTTGCCAAATGGACCATCTCTAAATGGCACGGTGTACGTGTTTGCTAAACACGGCAATGAAGCGGCAATGGCAAGATAAAGAGTTGTTTTTCTCATTTTCTAAAATTCCGTTGTTGCATTTCATATTTTTGCTGACAATCCACGCAACGGGTTACGCCTTGAATTAATTGGCGACGTTTTTCAGGGATTGGAATGTCGCAATCTTCACAATAAAAAGCACTGATTGCTTTAAAAGTGCGGTGTTTTTGTAACGCAATGTCACGTGTCATTTGTTCTAGTTCTTGCGCACGGTCAAATTGATCTGTCATTGTTTTTCCTGTTTATTAAATTCATCAATGCATTTCTTCAATGCTTGATTTTCAACAATGCATACACTTAGCTTTTGTTGGCTTTGTAAATAAGCGTTAGCCAAATCGCCGTTTGTTTTAATTGTGGCGGCAAATAGCGTACATTCTGCAACTTGCGGGCATAGAATTGGCTGTTTAATGATTTTCGGAGTTGTTGAACACGCCGCTAACATCATCAGGGATAAAAGTGTCAGCCCAATCTTGGTGTTTTTTAAGTGCATTTTTTAAATCCTGTGTTTGCTTGGTTTGAGAGATTTTTAATTGATTCACGGCTTCCGTGAGTGCTTTTTGTTGCTCGTTGAATTTATCCACGCTTTCATTTAAAGCAACGTAAGACGCTTCCCATTGTTGTTTTAATTGTTCTTCTTTTGCCGCTTCGGCTCGCCAGTGGTTGGCTTGCCATCCTTGAAACAGAATGATCGCTACAAGCATGAGCGGGCCAACCAATAAAATATATTTTTCTTTTTTCGTTAAGAACCCAAACATAATGCTTTCTCCTTTTGTCGTCTTTCAATTAAGCCTTTAAGTGGAACGCCGTTTGCATAAATCCATCGTTCAAATTGACCGCACATAGCTTTGCTGTATCCTTTCCGTGCCATTTTAAAAAGCGTGCTGTTTTTTAAGTTCCCGCACCCTGCATTAAAGGTAATTGACACTAAGGCATCAAATGCACCTTGCGGCATTGCTTGACCGTTTGCATACGTATTCACGCATTTTTCGGCTTGTTTTATTCCCTTTGTAAAGGCATTTGCAATTTCTTCATCTGTATAGACTTTATGTGGAATGACTTTTTCTACTGCGTCAGTTGTTCCTAGCCCGAATGTTAATACATCAGCAGGGCAGTTATATGGCACTCGTTGACAGCCTTCGGCATTGCCAGTTAATAGCAAGCCTTTTTGTGATGTTCTAATTTCATTCCCGTGTAAAGAGAGTGCCAATCCTACAATCGCCACTACACTGCAGGCATATTTTGCGGATCGTTTAATCATGGTGATGGTTCCGTTGGTTTAATTCTTTTTCTTTTAATTCAAAATCTTTTTTCTTGTAATACCAATTTACAAGGAATGTTGCGACGCCGATCACAATACCTGTTACTGATGCAACGTCTGCCCAATTTACATTTGAAAACATATCCGCAATGCGTCCGATGAAGAAGGCAAATAATCCTGATGTGTAAGACGCTTTTGATGGTGTGTCGTGCATATCAGCTCCAAAGTTGTATAGTGTCACTTGCCACGCTGATCTTTTCTGTGTCAGTTTCTGGCAATATTACTGGTGTTCCGATGGGAATGACGGGTTTATCCATTAAGTGCGGATTTAATTCACACGCAATTTCTAAAAGTCCTTCACTGCGGCCAAAATAGCGATAAAGAATGGCGTCCAAGTTGTCATTTTGTTGTGCGTAAACTTCCATCAAATTAACTCCGCATCGACCCGTCTTTTGCCGATAATGTCGCTAATGGCAAAGCGTGCATCTCGTCTTAATTCGTTGATGCTGTCTTTGAGTAAATCCATTTTCTTTTCGCCATCATTGGTGCTGTCATAGCTTGCGTAACGCTCGTAAAGGTTAGCCAGTGCCAAACAGTTCACCGCGCGTTTATAGCGATAAATCAACACGCTTTCGCCGTTTATTGATGTGGAGGGGATTTGTTCAAGGAAGTGATGTTCGCTTTGTGCTTTGAATGTAGATAATTCATCATTTACACTGGCGATAGCTTCAATTAAGGCATCTTGCAAGCGTTGTTCGGTGACTGTGCCGTCTGCACGATATTGATTGCGAAATGCAGAAAGAGAAATATCAGGGAAAAAATCATCGTTTCGAATAATATCTTCACCTGTTCCGTAATCTTCCAGTTGTTTTTGCACTGCCCCCATTTCATAGTCAGGGGCAAGTTTTACTGATAGAGATCCGTCGCTCATTGTTTCCCTTATAAAAAAAAGCGGGGTGAGGATAAAGAGCAACAATCAGGAAAATAGGTAAAGAAACCTGACCGCGCTTTTATCCGCCCCGCGGGTGCGTGGTTTGCTCGTTATCAAATCCGATTATTCATCGTCTTTGCTTAATTTTTTGCGTAATTTTTTAATGTCGCCTTTCACGCCCACTTTCTGATCTAAACCTAAAGCACGTTCAAGGTATTGCAAGGCTTGTTCAGGGTTCTTTTCAACCAATAACAAGCCTAATTCACGCAATAATCGCGCACGGCTTTCATCTGGCATGTCGCAGTCAGCCGTGATGCGTTGTACTTGCTCTAAGTAATCCACTTCAAATGGCTGATTGGCGGCTTGTGCGGATTTTGCTTGGTCTGCAAATTCTTCCGCCAATAATGTGCCAAGTGTTCGCGTAAACGGTTCAGGTAAACGCAAGTCATGGAATACGGCATAATCCGCAATCTGCAAGGCAAGGTGATATTCACCGCAGTCGATTGCCCACACGCACCATGTCATTAAGACGTTATCTTGTTTGCCTGTTCCGGCAGACAGCGCCCCTGTAATCCATGGCAGATAATCAGGCAAAATTTGCTTTTTAAATGCGGCCTTGCGTTCTGTTGATTGGATGTTTTTTAAATCCTTTCGATGTCGCGCAAGAATGCGGCACATTTTTTCGTATTCCGTGAAGTCGCTTAGATCTTCCGTTTCTGCCGCATTAGCAATAGCGGCAGAAACTTCGAGAAAGTGACGTTTAGTTGGTCGCATTGTGATTACGCGTGAGTTGGTGCATCAAGAATGGTGATGTTTTTCGCCATTGCCACCGCTTCGTAGTTTTCAACTACATAAGCTTCATTGGATGACAAGTAATCTTCCACACGGTTGCGTTCCGGCGCGTCTTTTAAGTGACGGCGCATGCGTTCTTCTTGAACATAGATTGACAAGTTGTCGAGTGATGTCACCAATACAGTGCCTTTAGGGAAGAATGGCACGGCTACGGCTTGTAAACCGCCAACACGTTTTTGACTGATAATGACATCGCCTGCCGCTTGTTCGCTAGGTTTTGCTTGGTTGATAAGCGGGAAGTATTTGTCCGCTAATAAATCGCTACCCATAATCGCCACAAGTTTTGTGTCGTCACGGTATTGGTCAGGGATGAAATCTTCTTTTAATGCAAAGACTAATGCATCAAGATTTTTATATTCTTTACCTTCACCGATTTCGATTTTGCCTGTACCGCTTTTCGCTTCTTTCATTACGCGTGGAGTGGCTTTTTCTTCGATTTGAACTAACCAACCTTTGTTCACGTCTTGCAATAATGGATTTGATGTGCGGTTTGTTGTTGCGGCCACGCTTGTGCCGTTCCAGCCGATCATGATACGGTCTAATGCAATGCGGTCTGATTTAAGTTTGCCAATACGTGCCGCAAAGTCAGGGAATTTTGCCCAACTGTCTAACGTTGCATAATTTAAATGCGTGTCAAAGTTGGTTTGTTCGCAAGAATATAAGTTTTCTTGCAAGCTGTGGATATCCGTGGTTTCACGTGCTTTGGTGTTGGTATCTGTGCGGCTTGCCACTGGGGATAGCACGCCCAAACGCAATGCAGAACCTTTCATTTCAGTAACTGGCACCACATTGATGCGCTTTAAGAAATCGGAACTTTTAAGAACCGCGTTTTCTAATTTTTGTTGCATTGTAGGGGTGACAGTGAATTGTCCGCCATTCGCAACGAATGCCACATCTTCGCCGTTATCTTGTGCAACGCCTGCAATGTAAGCTTGGAATTTTTGTTGAGTAAATTTATTCATTTGGTTTTTTCCTAAGATAAATTAAAAGAAGCGGCCGTCAGTTTTAGGTTCTTCACCATAAACTAATGGGCGGGAGTTTTCGGCTTGTGCCGGCTTTTGTTTGAGTTCTTCAAACGTGGCATGGATTTCTTCATTGCCCGCTTTCATTTCTTCAATTTCGGCTTGTTGATTTTCCAAATCGCCGTGAAGTGCGGTCAATTTTTCCAAGATGTCTTTTTGTTGCTCGGCTAAAAGCTCAATGGCACTGGATTGGTCTGCAAAGCGTTCATCATCCGATTTTTCTTTTTTCGCAAATAACGCTTTGATTTTTTCCAACACAGATGGGCTTTTTTCTGCTTCTTCAACAAATTCCAATTCTGTTTCAACTGCAGCGGTGAAGATGTTTTCCGCTTTTAATTTGCGGGCATTTAAGCCATTGTGCGAGAAACTTAACATTTCTGTGCCTAAGCTTGCCGGATTATCCGTTACAGCTAAACCGACTAAGTATGCCTTGCCTGTGTCTGCAAAATTGGTGTCAATTTCAACTGATGTGTAAACTTTTTGACCTTCTTTATTTAAGGCAATGAGTGCATCAGTTGGTTGAAGTTCGGCTAAAAGCTGTAACTTGCCATCTTCACGTTCTTCTGCTTTCACGGCTAGGACGTCACCAAAGCAATGAGCATTGGCAAGTTCAGGGAGATAGACAGAGAATTTGATGTGGTCAAGATTGATGCGTGCGCCGTAGATGTTTTTTGGATCATAACTTTCGGCCATTTCTTCAATCCAGTTGCGCTGAATTGTGCGGCCGTCAGTTGTTGCCCCTTCTGTTGCGACAACTGCCCATTTAGATTTTTTTGCCATTGGTTGTCCTTTCTGTGGTTGGTTTGGCTCAAAGATTGCCATTATTCTGAAAGGTTTAATTTTTGCGGTCTATTGGTTGTTTTTGTTGCTTTTGTGTTCACAAGTGAGCTGTAAAGACTAACGCCAGCCCCCTTTCTATTATGCGGTTGTAAATTGAAAGGATTATGAATGGACGAACAAGTTATCAATCAAGCTTCGCCCGATGTGACGGCGGAAATAAAACGAAAGGCACAACAGATGTATTTTAGCGGCTACAAAATCGCTGAAATTGCTCGTCAGCTTGATATTGCCGCATCCACGATTTCCAGTTGGAAAGATCGCGAAAAATGGGATGATGTCGCCCCTGTTGGGCGTGTTGAATTAGCCCTAGAAACAAGATTGAATTTACTGATTGCCAAAGAAGAAAAAAGCGGATCAGACTATAAAGAAATTGATTTGCTCGGTCGCCAAATGGAACGCATGGCGAGAGTGAAAAAATATTCCTTCGGTGATGGCAATGAAGTGGATTTAAACCCGAAACTTGCCAATCGAAACAAAGGCGAACGGAAGAAAGCAGAACAAAATGCCATTGATCAGGAACAAAAAGAATTGTTGATCAATGGCTTTCTTGATGGGATGTTTAAATATCAGCGTGGTTGGCATAAAGCGAAAGAAAACCGCATCAGAAACATTTTAAAAAGCCGACAAATCGGGGCAACTCACTATTTCTCCCAAGAAGCCTTTATTGACGCATTGACGACTGGACACAATCAAATCTTTTTGTCTGCCAGTAAAAAACAGGCGTTTCAATTCCGCTCTTACATTGTGAACTATGCCAAGCAAACCGCGGATGTTGATTTAAAAGGCGAAACCATAAAATTGCCGAATGGTGCAGAATTGATTTTTCTTGGCACGAACTCCGCCACGGCTCAATCGTATCACGGCAATTTATATTTTGATGAAGTGTTTTGGGTGCCTAAATTTGATGTGATGCGTAAAGTGGCGTCAGGTATGGCGGCGCAAAAGATGTATCGCCAAACGTATTTTTCAACGCCGACCACGATTGCACATCCCGCTTATGCGTTTTTCTCTGGAAAAGCATTTAATAAAAATCGTGCCAAGGCGGACAAAGTTGAAATTGACATTTCGCACGAGAATTTAAAAAGCGGCAAACTTTGTGCTGACCGCCAATGGAAGCAGATTGTTACCATTAATGATGCGATTGAAGGTGGGTGCAACCTATTCAATATTGATGACCTGATCGCTGAAAACAGCAAAGAAGAATTTGAACAGTTGTTTTTGTGCCAGTTTGCAGATGATAACACGTCGGCGTTTAAATTTGCCGACTTGCAACTTTGCCAAGTGGACAGTTTGGAAGAATGGCACGATTACAAGCCATTCTATCAACGCCCATTTGGTAATCGTGAAGTGTGGTTAGGTTATGACCCTGCCTTTACTGGCGACCGTGCAGCGTTGGCGATTATTGCCCCGCCTAAAGTGGAAGGCGGTGATTATCGTGTTTTGCATTGGCAAACATTTCACGGCATGGATTATGAAGCACAAGCGAGCAGAATTAAAAGTTTCTGTGATGATTACAATGTCACCCGCATTGTGATTGATAAAACGGGGATGGGGTCAGGCGTATTCCAAGAAGTAAAAAAATTCTATCCAATGGCAATCGGTCTTGATTACAACGCTGATTTAAAAAATGAGATGGTATTAAAAACGCAAAACTTAATTCAGAAACGCCGTCTTAAATTTGATGGTAACGAAATCATCACCAGTTTTATGACAGTCAAAAAACGGATTACCGGAACAGGGAAGATTACTTATGTATCTGACCGTTCAGAAGATGCAAGCCATGGCGACTTATCATGGGCAATTATGAACTGCATTTTAAATGTGCCTTATGGTTTAAACGGCGATGTGTCAAGTAACCAACCAACCATTTTCACTTTTGAATAGGATTACCAAATGAGCAAAAAAACAAAAAAATCAACCGCACTTTCAACGGGGAACCAAGCGCAGGCGTTCAGCTTTGGTGAACCTATTCCCGTGCTTGACCGTGCAGAAGTATTGAATTATTTCGAAAGCGTGTTGATGTATGAGAAATACTACAACCCACCAATTAATTTAAGTTATCTTGCCAAAGCCTTAAATGCATCTGCACATCATAACAGTGCGATCACGGTGAAGAAAAACATTTTGCTTTCTACCTGTAAAACGACCGCACTTTTACCACGCACGCAGTTAGAAAAACTGGTGCAAGATTACTTAGTATTCGGCAATGCTTATCTTGAAAAAGTTGAAAACACTTTCGGAAAAGTGATTGCGTTAAAATCGCCCCTTGCAAAATATATGCGCGTTGGCGTGGAGAAAGGCATTTTTTATCAGATTGTTAATGGCTTTGATGAATATGAATTCCCGAAAGATGCGGTGTTTAATCTGATCAACCCTGATGTAAACCAAGAGATTTACGGCGTGCCGGAATATTTAGCGGCATTACAATCAGCTTTTTTGAATGAGAGTGCAACATTGTTCCGTCGCAAATATTATTTGAACGGTGCGCATGCGGGTTCGATTATTTACATGACCGACCCAACACAAAACAAAGACGACATCGAAGCAATAAAAACACAAATCCGTCAAACAAAAGGCACTGGCAACTTTAAGAATTTATTTGTTTATATTCCAAACGGGAAGAAAGACGGGATGCAAGTTATTCCATTGTCTGATGCAGTGGCGAAAGATGACTTCTTAAATATTAAAAATGCAAGTCGCGATGATGTATTAGCGGCCCACCGTGTACCACCGCAATTAATGGGAATTGTGCCTAATAACACAGGTGGTTTTGGTGATGTAGAAAAAGCAACGCGAGTATTTTTTATTAATGAGATCATCCCATTGCAAGAACGCTTGAAAGAGATTAACAGTTGGGTAGGGGAAGAAGTGATCACGTTTACAGAATACAAACTGCTACAATAGATCTTTTCAAAATAAACAGCCCGCAGAAATGCGGGTTTTTTGTTGCTCAAATAACTGTTTTTGTCTTGTATGGCATTAATACCGCCCTAGTTTATTATATCAAATCAATCAACAAAACAAACTTTAAAACCCTGTTTTACCCTGATTTTTCGCCAAATGCACGCATAAAAAATCGCAGTTAAACCCTCGCCACGCCTGCGCAGTAAATGTGTGTGTTTCAACGCAAATTTAGATCCTTTACAAAGCCTTTTCAGATCTACCGCCTTTCAGATCCTTTTAATCAGATCCTTTAACGCAAAATAACGCAGAAAAATGCAAATTTTGATGCTATAATCTTTCCCAAAATTAGGCTAAATAACGTCTGAATTGGCGTCCTGTTTTTTTATTGTAGTAAGCGTGGTAGTAAGCTGATTTTATCTTTGAAATATATCTTTTAAAAACAAAGTGATATTTATCTAGATCAGTTTCCGCCAGCTCCACCACAAAATAAACCTATCAAGTCCTATTAAAGACTTTAAAGCCTTGAAAATAATGACTTCAAGGCTTTTTTATTGCGCTTTTAACTTCTATCAAACTCTCGAATTTAAGTAGTGCGTTTAATAGTTGGAGCTTATTGATTGGTTAAATTGTTGCATTACTAAAGAGCTTAGTAATCGGTAAATTATCAGCAAAAGGAGAAAAAATGAATATTTTATTACTAGACGGTGGAAAAGCGTTTGGCCATTCACATGGCGAGTTGAACCACACACTTCACAAAAAAGCGAAAGAAGTTTTGACCGCACTTGGACACAATGTACAAGAAACCGTGATTGATGCGGGCTATGATGTTGAAGCAGAGATCGAAAAATTCTTGT